ATACTTAGGTATTGTCTCTGTAATAACAGCAGTTTGACCAAGGTTAATTCCTACTGTTCTATCTGTAGTGATGAAGGTATGCATCCCAGTGAAATCACCCTCTCTAACTGGGAAGATTACTTGAGGTCCTACCTGTTGAGGTTTAACCTTTGACTCCATAGTGATGGAACTAATCCTACCTACAGAGGCTGTTTCAGGGCTAAAGGTTACGTTGTCTCCTGAATAGAGTCTGAACTGGTTTTCATTAGAAAATAGTACTAATTCATCCTGTTGTTGTAGAGCATAGTTAAGTACAGCTACATCATTACTAACAGCAGTTAAATCTATAGGATCATTATCTATAACCTGTAAAGCTGACTGTTGCCAGAAGTTATAGTAAGAACCAGCCTCACTAAGTATTACGTTTTCTCCGCTTATAAAACCTAAACGGTTTTTAAAGAACACAATATCGTTAATAGAAAAACCTGCAAAAGAAGGACCTTCTAATTCATTCGCATCACCAGCTAATCGTTCTACCCATCCAGGCAATTTTATTATTGTGGAACCATCTGTATAATTGCTACCGCTAAAAGGTTGGAAAGTAAATCTAGTTAATCCATTATCGTTTCTGTAATAAACAAAAGCGTGAGGCATTGTATTATCATCTAGCTTTCCAGAAGTACCCCACCCACCAGACTCTTCCCAAGTACCTCTACCATAAGTACCAGCAACTGTAGTATTTTCAGCGTTAAATTTTAAATAGTAAGAACTCTTATCTGCTGTACCATCTGGAGCTACCAGTACTGTATAACCTTCCCAAGATGTAGTAGGAAGATCGGTAATAGAAGTAACCTGATTAGAATAACCAGACATTAAACTATTACCTCTAGCATCAGAAGCTACAAAACTTTTGATATACCTAGAAGCACTGGCACAGCCTATTAATATTTGAGAATCCTTTACTTCAAATGTGAGTTTGTTATGTATATCACAATCGTCTAAACCATGTTTAAGAGTAAGAGTTACAGCTCCACTAGCTGTTGCGTTTACATTAGACCCAGCTTCATTGACAAGAGTAAAAGTACCCGCTGTGTTATCAACGCTTCCTTCTTTAACAAAAGTATTGGATGGTATACCTGTGCCAGTAATAAGTTCCCCACCGTGAACTTTGAAGATATCTCCAGTACCTGAAGTAGTGCTAACGCTAGTAATGCTGGCACTTCCATTGCTTGTAGTTCCTGTAATAGTTGAGGTGTAAGTTACTAATCTCTCAGCAATAGTGCTAGAACTTATAACGTTTGAGTTACCACTAGAGTCTGTAAGAGTTGGAGTCATGTAATGACCGCTTATCTTATCTCCGTCATCTAGTTCAACATCAACTGAGTACTCGGTATTGTAATCAACTAGCTTGATCCATACTTGTGCCTTAATAGGTTGATAAGCTGAACTTATAGATCCAATATTAAATCTAGTTAAAACCTCAGTGGAATCGTAAGTAACAACTTTCTGAGTATTAGTTATAAAAACATAGTCTTGAAATGATGTTGCTCTGAATCTATCTTTAGCTCTTCCAGATCCTCTTAGATACTCAAGATTAGTATTAGTAACATTTGCAAAGGTTTGTTCAACAGGAACCACACTAGGGAGAGTTCCACTTATAGGTTCTACATTTGATACACCTGCAGTAAATGTGTAATTAGATTCAATGGTTGCTGTAATACCAGAGGCAGTTGCAGTTGAGTTCTTATCAACAGTAATAGTGCTGGCTCCTATTTCTACAATCTTTGCTCCAGCTCCTATGCCTGTTCCTGTGACTGTTGATCCTACAAACAGATCAGTCATGCCTCCTGAGGTTACAGTAAGTACCGCAGAGTTATTGACAGTACTAACAGTTTTAGTAATAGTCCTGCTGTCATCAGCAATAATAAGTATGAACCTTTCATCACTACTCCTGTTGTAAACGTATACCCAAGCTTCATCCCACTTAATGGTTCCTACTAAAGTATTACCACCTGCGTTCTTAGTAAGAGTATCAATCCTTTTTACAGGAACTGATCCAAGTCTTTTCTTAAGACCTTCTACCAGATCACAGTTAGCATTCTCAAGTGTGTTAGCAAAGCCAGGGAGTACAAAGCTATCAGCTTGTTGGTTCACTCCTTTATTTAGTGGACCAATAATCTGACTATAAAGTTCTTTAGACATTAGCGATTGAGAATATCAGGACCAAAAGTAGTTCTTACACGACCATCGTATAAATCATCAGGACCACTAATGAAGTTACAGTTCTGTGCCATATCCTCTGTACGTTTTAATATCTGACGAGCATTCTCCTCATCTTCTTGAGTATAACTCTCTATACTTGTTGACGTAACAACTCTGTTAGAGAATATCCTTCCAGCTCTAATTGTTATATATCTTTTACCAGTTTCAGGTATATTATCCCATTCTAATTCTTCCACAATTTCAGCAACAAGATCTGTAGTACTACCTGTTAAAGCAACCCCAAGACTTCCTCTTAAATCATAAGTATTCTTAACACGGTCAAATAACTTTATACCTCTTAATACAAACCGTTGGGTTGGGTAAGATACTGGATTAAACCGTATAGCAAGAGTATTACTAGGAAGAGAACTATGCCCATTAGCATCTATAGGTATTGAGTCATACATCATTGTATTCCAAGACCAACCTTCACCTTGGACTTCTGCACTTATCTCATTAACAACAGATTCCGCAAGACTTGTATCCCCAGTTAAAGGAGGTACCAGTGAGTTAACTGGTGCTTCTCCAATAATGGATAGAAGAGTATTTACTGCTTGTAATTTAGTAGTTGCCATATTTAAACAAAAAGGGGAAACTTACGCCTCCCCTTATTGTATTCGTAATTAGAGAATTAATTACCAGCGGTTTGTGCCATCATGCTTGATGCTTACACAGCAATCAGGACGGAGTATACCGTGTCCAACTGCGTAGGAAGCAACCATCATGGTGGACTGAGTCATCGCTTTGTACTCAGAACCTGTCATCTGCATGTTCAAGTCCTTAAGAGCTACTGTACCCACTGCTTCTTTAGTGAAGCAAAGAGCGAACAAGTTAGCAATACTTGAAGTATTACCTTGCTCATCCTGCCAGTAGTCGTTAGTACCTGATGCTGCAGATCCGTCGGAACCATCCTTACCATTGATGTAGTTAGGACGCTCACCACGAGTTGTAGCAGCCTGGTTAGCTTGTCCAACGTAGCCCTGACGAGCTGAGTTGTAAGCGTTATCACCAAGATGATTAGATACACGGATTTCAAAACCAGCAACGCTAAGAACGTTGTTACCTTTGAATGATCCGTTTGCACCACCACCTGAGTTCCAGTCAGTGTTGATAGCTCTTGAAGAAGCGATCAAGTCATAGTAAGCACCAGGACCAACTACAGCTACACGACCTTCACGAGGAGCATCTTTCTCATCAAGGGCTTGACAAGCAAGATAGAACTGCTCAACAATCTCATCACCACGAGTAGATCTTGTAGCGTTAAGAGTACCTGTTGTTAGTGCAGTTCCTCCTGGGAGGGCATTCAGAACGAATAGACGCTCTCCAACCTTGAAGGTTGCATCAGTACCAGTACCGATAGCTCCAACAGGAGAGATAACGAATGTTGCAGCACCGTTAGAAGGAGCTGTAGTGATAACACCGTAAGCACCTGAATCCTCACCATAAACACTCTCACCAACAGCCCAGCTAGCAAGCTCAGCAGTTGCGAAGTTAGCACTTAAGGTTACGGTTCCGTTAGCGGCTACAGAGTTAACAGTACCCCCTGCGTTTTGGAATCTCTTAGAATCCCAGTCTTTAACACGACCATCAGACTCGGAAGCTGTTAGAAGTGTGCGAACTAAACGCTGGTCATAGGCCCTACTTAAAGCCCTTCCTAATTCCTTACTGTATATGCTTCTAACGTCCCAATGAAGTTTGGCTTCATCAAGATCATAAATTGAAGCATCAGCAATAAGCAGATCATCAATAGTGATAATCTTGCTTCCTGTCATCCCTTTGTTACCCTGGCCTGTTATCCAATCACCTGGACGGTGGTAGCGGCTGCTGAAACGACCCGTGATTGGAAATTCAGCGGATTTTCCTGAGGAGATGGTTCTCTTTTGAGTAAGATCCTTGAAAATTGTTTCTCTATTGAAGACCGTTAGGACCTCTCCAGAGAAGATTTTCATAAAGTTGGCATTCTCTTTTTCATAGTTACCAGCGGCAGCCCCAGCGTTATACTGGGTTCCATTAATGCCACCTAACCTAGAGATGCTCGAAAAATCTGGCATCGATTTAAAGTTAAATTTACTTAATGCTTAGTACACCACTGCTGTTATCTCCTCAGAGGCAACAATATAAATACTTAAGCTTCTCTAATACTAGTACAGATGTCCTTATCTAGGTGTTAATACGTCACTACGTCCTAGTTTCTCTTCTACATCTTGTGTATAAGCAGTATCTTTAAGGTAGCGAGGATCACTCATAGCCTCTACAACTTCTTGATTAGAACGAAATACATCAGTACTACGACCTGTAAGTTTACCTCCTATTAACTCTGGCTCAGAGCCATTATTTTCGGTATAAGCAAAGGCCATAGATTGAAGTGCGTTACGTGCTCTGAAGTAATCACCACTATTCACCTCCCTGTTGTAAGCTTCTAGCTCATCTTCATTAAGAGAACCTTTTGCCCATTCCTGTATTTGGTTGAATTTCTCTGAGCCTCCAACGCTCTCTAAAATCGTAGACTCCTCTTCTTTAGAAAGTGTTAAGTCCTCTACCTTCTCTTCCGCTGCCTCCTCTTGAGGTTCTTCTTCAGCCCTCTTATAGCCTGAACTGTCTCCAAGTTTCTTTTCAAGCGATTGGTAAGCTTCGAGGAGGTCTTCAGCAGTTTTGAACTTACCACCGATAAGTTCCTCTTGAGGTGATTGTTCTTGAGGTTGTGTTTCAGAACCCTCTTTGAGAACTTCGAGATCCGCTTCGTTATACGGCCCAGTTTCCTGTTTACCTGTGCCATCTCCAGAATTTAACTCCATAATTAACCGATACGAAGAGATAAGTCAGGACCTATTGAAGCACGTTTCTGACTTCTAATAGCATTCCTATATTCCTCATAAATATGAGGTTTCTTTTCTTTAAGTTCTTCTATCCGAAGTTCTAATTCAGTCTTAACTACCTTTGGTTCAGTAATAACTACGTCAGCCTTGGGCGTTGGCGACTTCTTGCTCGGTCCTGATTGAGTCATTTTCAGCTTTAATAAGTGCAGCTTGCTTAGCAGGATCATTTTGAGGATCTTGCCCAGCAGCCTGCTGTTGCATCATCATAGCCTGCTGTTGCTCCTCTGCCATTAGATCTTCTTCAGATTTTATAAGCTTGTAAGTATCTAAACCATCAGAGGCAGCGAGTCTTGTAATAAGTTCTTGGTTGTTAACAAACTTACTCATAGTCTCAGGACCCAAGGTCTGAGCAAGGGTTTGGATAAATTCAATCAGTTTGATCTTATCGTTACCACGACCTAAAGCATCCAGTCCAGTAGTGATACGAGGCTTAACAATGTTCTTCGGTAATTTCGGTAATCGATTCTGTCTCTCCATCATCGTCATCTTGCGATGTACTAGAGGTAGCTGTAGCTCAACACTGAGTATGGAATAAACCCCTCCCAATCCTGTCTCCAACTCCTGGGCAACCATTCTGATCTCTTCCGCAGTGACTCGGTCCCGTCCTTGAGCACCAGCTTGAATAGCACTATTTAATAAGAAAGCAAAACTAAGTCTTTGTTCTATACGAGCAATAGTATTCAGGGCAACCGTAAGGTCAGCCTGCTTATTCATCTGCAGTGGTGCTACATCGTTAGGATTACCAGCCACAATAGAACCATTAGCAGCTC